AGGTATTTTTGCTTTAGGGCAAACAACGGGATGCACAGGAACCACAACCCGTAATAAGTATACGTATTCTGGCGATACAAGTGCTTCTGCTACAGCTTCAAGCATTGCTTCCAAAGCTGGTTCAGCTTCAGGAAATTGCGCTGTTGGTATATTTGCTATAGGGGCCAATGCTTCTAACAATCCAACAACAACCCGCAACAAATATACTTATTCTGGTGACACAAACGCAAGCGCAACTTCTGCTACAACCGCTTCTAATTATGGATCTGCGGCTGGAAATTCAACAAGGGGTATATTTGCTTTGGGCCAAAATGGTTGCGGTTCTGCAATAACAACCCGTGATAAATACACATATTCTGGTTGCGTAGTTTCTTCTGGTGGGGCAGCAAGTGTTGTATCATATGCTGGTGCCGCCGCCTCCAATGGAACCTGTGGAGTAAACGTATAATGCCTAATTACTCCGGCTCATGGAACTTAGTACAGCAGATGCAAGCGGTGGCGGCTAGTAATTGGCCCGTACCACCGGGTACTTTTGCAATTATTGCATCAGGATATTGTTCTACACAACGTGATAAATATACTTACGCAGGATGTGTTGTTACAACAGCGGCTCCTTTAGCTGGTGGAACTTATGAAGGTGCGGCGGCTGGAAATTCTTCAGTTGGAATATTTGCTTTAGCCTCAACTGCAGGTGGTGCTGTTATACGGGCCACCCGTAATAAATACATTTATGCAAATTGTACAAATACCACAGCAACCTCAGCAACAAATCCAACTTATGGGCAATCTGCTACCGGAAATGCGACAACTGGAATATTTGCTTTAGGACTTATTTGTTATTCTCCTTCTAGCACCAGAAATAAATATATTTATTCCGGTTGCGTCAACACATCTGCAACTTCTGCCAGTTCTAATAGTTATTTAGGTGCGGCTACAGGAAATTCTACCGTGGGCATTTTTGCTTTAGGGAACACGGGTTCACCTTCAACCACCCGTAACAAATACACCTATTCAGGCGACACAAATGCCTCAACAACTGCTTCCAGTGCAAACTCACAAGGTGGTGCTGCTACAGGAAATGCCACTGTTGGTATTTTTGCTTTAGGTAACAGCACAACAACCCGCAATAAATACACTTATTCAGGTGATACAAATGCTGTGGCAACAGCTTCAAGCGCAAATTCTAATTTAGGTTCTGCCGCAGGTAATTCCACAATTGGTATTTTTACCTTAGGAGCATCATGCACTAGAAACAAATATACTTATTCTGGATGTGCAAGCACTTCAGCAACAGCATCTTTGTGTTTTTCTACTGGCGGTTCTGCCGCATCCAATGGTACTTGTGGAGTAAACGTATAATGCCACGGCAATATCAAGGGTCAATTATTAGTAAATCACCTATAACACCTGCTGGTCCTTACCAATGTGGTGCTGCATCTGGTGTATGGACTATTGACCAAATGGTGGGCTGGCAGAAGGCGGGATTGTGGCCTACGGCGGGTAGGTCATATGGGACTGTAGGTATATTTGCATTAGGATGTTCTGGAGGATCATCAACAACCCGCAATAAATATACTTTTTCTGGCTGTACAAACGCATCCGCTACAGCGGCAACTTCTGCGTCTTTCGGTGGGTCGGCAGCGGGAAATATATGTGTTGGAATATTTGCTTTAGGATTTGTGGGCGGAGCATCAACTTGCCGCAACAAATACACATATTCTGGATGCGTTAATTCGTCTGCTACAGCTGCTAGTGCAGCATCTTATTTGGGTGCAGCAGCAGGTAATTCCACAGTTGGAATTTTTGCTTTAGGATCGGTAGGGGGTGCGTCAACTACACGAAACAAATACATTTATTCTGGGGATACTAATTCCATTGCAACATCTTCCTCCGGGCAGTCTATTTATGGTTCTGCGGTAGGAAATTCATGTGCAGGAATATTCGCATTAAGCCGTTCAGGTTGTGGTACGGTAACAAGTGTCAGAAACAAATATACATATTCTGGAGATACTAATAACAATACAACAGCAGCAAGCATAGCATCATTTGGGGGAGCGGCAACAGGTAACGCAACCGTTGGAATTTTTGCTTTAGGAAGAAATGCTTGTGCTGCTTCAATTGCCACCCGAAATAAATATACTTATGTTGGCGACACAAATGCTTCGGCAACATCTGCTAGTGCTGCAGCCCGTTGTGGTTCCGCAACTGGAAATTCCACAGTTGGAATATTTGCTTTAGGAAATGTTTGCGGCGTTGGTGCATCAACTACCCGCAATAAATATACTTATTCTGGTTGCGTTAATGCTTCGGCAACGGCTTCTAGTGCGGTATCTCAAAATGGTTCCGCCGCATCAAATGGTACAACAGGGGTAAACGTATAAGATGAATAGTAAACCACACCGTAATAATTCTGACTTCCAACTCCGTCACTTCATGGCGGGGTCTTGCTATACGCCTGATGGCGCATGGGCATTGCTATATGGTCAGCGCATTGACATGGAAGTAAAGGTTGAACATTCCAAAGCCCAAAAAATGAAACGTGACGCCAAAATCATGGAGAATGAGGCGATCATAGCGGATGAAAACGCAAAGCCTTGGGAAAGGATGGTTGCGGAAGCCACAATCATTGAATGTAAGTCGGCAGAAGACACATGGAAAAACAACCATGAAGCCGCCGTTATGGAATTAAACACCATTAACCAGATCATGGCGGAACTTGAGCCGCAGCGTAAATTTGGTCATTTGCCTATGCTGGAAGCCAATGAAGCCATGCAGCGGGAAGAATGGCTAGGTGAATTACAGGGGCGGGTGGAGAACTTCATTCTGTCCCAAGGCAATATTCCGCATGACCATTTGAATACCATGCGGTGCCACCCAGACTTTGAGACGCATATAGTGCCGCATATCAAACAGGTATTTACCCAACTGGCAGGGAAGGGTGAACGCCTTGATCTCCTTACCAAACAAGCACCAGCATTTCTTGAGGACAAATCATCATGACCGGATACGTTAAAACCACCACCGACAATCAGTTTGTTGAATATCCCTATGGTGCGGAAGAACTCATGCGGGACAATCCCGGCTTGGGCTATACGCCGTACAGTGACTTTGTGGAGATATTCCCGACCACTGACGCATACAATGTGCATGGCTTCCGCATTCATTATGTGGAGATTGATGCAGATCCTACGTATGACGGAAAAACGCAAACCGTGTCACGTTCAGAACAGCCATTTGTACGGGACGGCAAGTGGGTATTTTCTTGGAATGTCCGTGATTTGACGGCGGAAGAAATTGCAAATATGGAGAAGATGCAGCAAGAAATGCAACAACGGGGATAAACAATGGCAGACGCAAAAGATGAACTAAACCCTATTCACTGCTTTCCAACGACCATTTACGTAATTAAAAAGCCCGAATTTTTGGACAACACCCGCAAGGTTGTTGATGAATATATTGAAAAGCGCAAAAAGGAACAGGGCGGCACCAATGAGGTGTACCCTGTTTATATGACAGACAATTTGTACGACGATCCGCGTATGGAAGACCTTTGTGCTTATATCGGCGCAACCGCATGGAACATTTTGGGCGAACAGGGTTACGATGTGCGTAATTTTAGCACGTCATTTACCGAAATGTGGGCGCAACAGCATTATAAATACAGCGGAATGGATCAACATGTTCATGCACATGGGGCGCAGATTGTCGGATTTTACTTCCTTAAGACGCCGCAGAACGGTTCTGTAGCCACATTCCATGATCCCCGTGCTGGTAAGGTACAGATTGGTTTGCCAGAATTTGATCCAGCCAACATCACCCATGCAAGCAATGCCATCAATGTTGCCCCAGAAGATGGCACGTTGATCTTTACCAATGCTTGGTTGGCACACAGCTTCACCCGCAATGCTTCCAACGATCCAATGACATTCATACACTTTAACCTGACGGCAGTGGCTAACCCACCTATGCCAGCGGCGGAGGTTATATGAACAAGTATGGCATCCGCTTTAATAAAACACGGGGCCAGCCGGGACGCGGGACGGAAGATCATGTCTGGCGGGTGTTTGAAAATGGCGGCAAAGAATACCTATTCAAGCACTTGGATATTAATGTTCCCGTAAAGGATGAACGGGATGGTATGGATTGGAATATTGTCTGTTATGGTGTACTATCCATTGACAGGGATACTTCTACGGCGATCATCCGGGAATCTTAATTATGGTTGAATTTCAGAACCTCATAAATCTTGGATTAGGTGCTATTCTAACCGTAGCTGGATGGC